GCTGAGAAAAAAAATCTTCTCAAGAAAGAAGGCAACAGTTTGGTATTTGTCACCAGTGATGGCGAGATTATCAAACAGTTTCGTAAAAAATGGGAATCAAACGAGAATGGTAGTTTGGATCGACTCATGGCCGACTTTAGAAATCAAAAGATCACAACCGAAACAGTGGAAGAATCACAGGAGGATGCAGAATGAGCATGGATGTTATCAGCGAAATTTGGACCGAACTCAAGCGATATGTCAATGTAGTTGATCGTGCAGATGCAGCTGAATCCATTGTGTCAGTTTTGATCGATCATGACATTGATGCTGATGAAATACGCACCTGGTTCAAAGGCGACAGCGACATCAAAACAGCACTAACTGACTACTTATCTGTGGATTCCGATTCGGATGACTACGAAGAAGATGAAGAAGACAACAACGATGATTTTATCGATGACGACGATGACTATTGATTCTGACCAATATTATTGTAATCAAAAATTTTGGTGGTTAAATCTTAATTTAGAAAAACAAGAAATTTTTAGTTGTTGTTCGGCAAGTCCTCGTCGAATCGATTTAGATTGGGTCAAGGAACAGCCCGGTCAACTGTTCAATGATCCAATTTTTCAACATGAACGAAAATTGATGTTGGATAACCAGCCAGTGGCATCCTGCGCTGCAAGTTGCTGGCAGCCAGAGTCTCAAGGACTTTCTAGTAGACGTATTTTGTGGGAAGGCAATAAACGAACCCATACAAATGTAACAGCAACACCTGAAGTTTTAAATATTACCCTGGGGTCAGACTGCAACTTGACATGTGTGTATTGTTGTAAATATTACAGCTCGGCCTGGTATCACGACGTAAAAAATAAATCATATGCTGTAGAAATTGAAGGGGATCGTTACAAAAAAAATTCCCAGGATATTATTTTAAATAAACTCAGCCAAAAAGATCTAAGAAAAAGTACCAAAAGAGATATTTTGATAAGTGAAATTTCAAAACTCTGTCAGACACCTTCTTTGAAAGAAATTCAAGTTAGTGGCGGCGAGCCCTTTTTGTATTTGGATCTTGAACAGATGATCCAAGAAATACCACCAACTATAACTGTTGAAATAGTGTCTGGCCTAGGTGTAAATTCATCTAGATTTGACAAAGAGGTTGCTAAATTACCTAAAAATACAAAAATTCTTATCAGTGCAGAAAACACCGGTGCTGCCTATGAATTTTCTAGATTTGGAAATACCTGGTCCAGATTTTTGGAAAATATCGAAATATTGAAAAAACACAAAATTAAATATAGTTTTCGTGCCACTGTGAGCAATGTTACATTGCCTGGGTTATTGGATTTTGTTGAGTATGCAGATGAAATACCAATTACATTTCAACCATGCACTGATCCAGATTTTTTATCCGTTAAAGTATTAGATCCTGTGACCAAGGACTGGGTTAGACAAAATTTAACTGATTTTCCAGAATTTGTTGTACAGTCAATTGATGCTGAACCTACTCAAACACAAATTGATAATTTAAAAATTTATCTAAATGAATTTGCCAATCGGAGGCAATTGGATTTGTCTTTTCTACCAGAATCGTTTATTTCTTGGGCCGGGATCAAATCTCAACAACAGAATGAAATTTAACCATGTGGTATAGTCGAGTAACTGCTGATCTGGGTGCAATTCCGGACTTTATAGCTCACTACGAGAGTGAACTAGACGCTGCCAAACGAGATTGCAAGATTGGGGGGCTGGTAGAAAAAAACATCACGGCCTTGCCTGGTATCACTGAACATCGTTTCAATCAGTTGCAGGAAATTGAAGCTGTGCTGAACCTGCTCAACATACAGTTGAGAAAAATTCGTCGACGCCACTTTCAAAAGTATCTTGAGGGCTATGCACGAGCACTGACCTCAAGAGATGCCGAAAAGTATGTAGACGGCGAAGACGAGGTGATCGACTTCGAAACCATAATCAACGAAGTGGCCTTTCTACGTAATCGTTGGTTGGGTATTCTCAAAGGACTGGATACCAAACAGTGGCAAATGGGTCACATTGTGAGGCTACGCACAGCCGGCATGGAAGACATACAGGTGTAAGTCATGACAGCACCTCGCATGCATCTTCGAGAACATGGTGTGATCTACTATGACATATGGTATCAACATGCTTACTGGGATTACTTTAGTGAACAAGTAATCGAAAACTTTGTCAAAGAATGTGACCAACATAACATTTCACTGGAACAGATCAAAAACTATGTGTGGATCATTGACTGTGGTCCTGAGGGATTGGATTCCCGACACCTCTGGGTGTTGTTCAATTGGCTTCGAGAGCAAGGTGTACCAGACTGCAATTTCAGAGTGATTTTTACCGTACAAGAAGATGTGGATCTCTTGCCTTATCCTGCTGTTTGTCTAACCGATCGCATGGTGCGTTGGGGAGACTTGCCTCAGATAGCTCAGTCAGTTGATTGGCAAAATTTATCATGTGATCATGCCCTGCTGTGTCTTATGCGTAGAGACAGTGTGGATCGTGCTAGATTTGCTCGCTTGCTGTTGGAGCGTTTTGATCAAAATCAGGTATTGTTGACCCTGGGTTCGAATCCCGACGATGCGGGTATTCATGCCAGACAACAACTCATGCAAGACATCATGCATCCGTACTCTTTTCCCATTGTGATTGCACAAGAGAGAAATTCTTCGTCGGCACAACGAGTAACTGGTGCACCTGACACTGATATATTTTATCGTGCATACATCAACCTTGTGGTAGAATCATCCAATCAACAAGACGAGCAATGCTGGAAAAGTGTATTTCTGACAGAAAAATCATTCAAACCATTTGCCTGGCATCAATTTCCATTATGGTATTCGGTTCCGGGCACTGTGGCTTTGGTGAGAAGCCTGGGTTTTGACATGTTTGATGACTTGTTTGATGGCCATGCCTATGACAGCATCCAGGATGCTGATCAACGCAAACAGGCTGTGGTGGACTTGGTGGCAAAACTCATGACTCGGGACTTGGCCGAATTGAGGTGTCAACACTGGTCAAGACTTGTGCAGAATCTACATCATCTACAGCGGGTGTATGATAACTATTTGATACATAGTCAACAAAAAATCACTCAATTGGAGCAACAGTCACATGTTTAAGAATCACGAAGAAAGCCATGAGCACAGTCTCGAAACACTGAACTTGTTTTATGAATATGACGACTTCATGGAAAGTGTGGGCACCTTGGCTGACCTGGGATGTGGTTCTGGCCTGGACTTGGAATGGTGGGCCACACGCACCACACGAGATGATGTGCCACAACCACTTGAGATCAAGTGCACCGGTATCGACCTCCTGGATTCCTTGCCAGTAGCGCATCGGTACCCCAACATGGTTTATCAGCGCAACGACTTTGAACAAGCTGTGGATGCTCCGCCTACCCGATTCGATGTGCTGTGGTGTCATGATGCTTTTCAGTACTGTATCAATCCCGTGGCCGCCTTGAGCCGTTGGTGGCATGCCACCAGTGATGGCGGTATGTTGGTGTTGATCTTGCCCCAGACAGCCAGCATTGTGCGTCGCCAGTTGATACACACACAGCAAAACGGATGCTATCATCATCACAGTCTCGTGAGTCTCATTCACCAACTGGCGGTGTCGGGGTGGGATTGTCAAAATGGATTTTTTCTCAAGCGACCCAGTGACCCTTGGCTGCATGCCATAGCATACAAGAGCACACATCAGCCCATGGATCCCAGAACCACCACCTGGTATGATCTGGCAGATCGTCAACTGCTGCCCGAATCAGCTGCCGAGGGTGTGCAGCGCCGTGGATACCTGGCTCACTCGGATTTGATCTTGCCCTGGCTGGACAAAAACTTCATCCACTACGGGGAATAAGGCATGTTGCCGGTCCCGGTGTTTGTGGGCTACGATCCACGCGAAGCAGTGGCCTATCATGTGTGCTGCAACAGCATCATAAGACTGGCCACTGCTCCTGTGGCCATTGTGCCCTTGTCTCTCAATCTCATGAAGGACTACCAAGAAACGCACACTGATGGCAGCAACACTTTTGTGTACAGTCGTTTCTTGGTACCTTATCTCATGGGCTATCAGGGTCGTGCTGTATTCATTGACGGCGACATGGTGTTGCAGAGCAACATCCTGGAACTGTTTGACCTTCTGAGCAATCAACATGCTGTGGCCGTGGTCAAACATGATTATCAGACTCGTTCGGCTGTCAAGTACCTGGGCAATGCCAATCACAACTATCCTCGCAAGAATTGGTCCAGTGTGATTGTGTGGAACTGTGGTCATGAGAAAAATCGTGTGCTCACACCTGACCTGGTACAACACAGCACTGGGTCCTATCTGCATCGCTTTGGCTGGTTGGATGATGCTGACATTGGAGAATTGCCTCAGGAATGGAACTGGCTGCCCGACGAACTGGGTGCCAATCCTGCTGCCAAACTGCTGCATTACACCCTGGGCACACCTTGCTTTGCCGAGTACAAGTCAGTGCCCCAAGCCGATGTCTGGCATCAAGAACGCCGACTTGCACAACATCCATCATGAACACTGTGGCAGTTTATCACAGATCTGTGCCCAATGGCCGCAATTGGGAAAAGGTCAATCTCTTGAGACTGTTTGCACAAGGTGTGAGAACCACTGGTGACCAGGTGGTGGATGTTGAAGACTATCAAGTTGGTCACACTGATGTGGCTGTGATTCAAGGTTGGTATACCACAACTGCCCGTCCAAGACCGCATGCTGATTTGAGAAATCAAGTGATCATGTCACAACGTCGCATGCAGCGTCGAGTGTTGGCCGTGGACAGCAACTTGTTCTTGTATGCCAATATTGACAATCCCCATCACTATCTGCGCTACAGTTTTGATGACATATTCCCCAACACTGGCGAGTACTGCAACCGCCCAGTGGATCCTGCCAGATGGCACAGCATCAGTCAACGGTTGGGCATTGAGTTGCGTGACTACAGAACCACCGGGGATCATGTGCTGATATGCCTGCAGCGACAGGGCGGTTGGAGCATGGGCGATCTTGATGTCACTACCTGGTTGACACAAACTGTTCAAACACTGGCACGCTATACTGATCGGCCCATTGTGATACGCCCACATCCGGGAGACAAAAAACTTCACACCTACTTGGATCTTGTGAATCCCTTGCCCGGAGTCTCAATCTTAAACCCAATACGGGTGAGTCAGCACCGAGATTTAGGCCAGGACCTGATCAATTGCTGGGCTGTGGTCAACCACAATTCAAGTCCTGCTGTGGCTGCGGCTGTGGAAGGATATCCGGTGTTTGTGACCGATCCTGATCGCAGTCAGTGCTGGGCGATTGCCAACTGGGACCTGAGCCAGATCGAATCACCCGAATTGCCGGATCGACTGAGTTGGGTGCAAGGTTTGGCCATGAGCCACTGGAATTTTCAAGAACTAGAGTCTGGTGAGTGCTGGCGTCACATGCGACAGTTTGTTCGTTCCAGTAGTCAGTCTTGACCAAGGAACTTTTGCCCCCCGTGGGATCTCGATCCTGAGCCTGTCCCATTAGATAATTGTGAATCTCCAGTCGTATCAGGGTTTGATTCATGGCATTGTCCGAGGGCAAAAACGAGTGCTGATAGGTTTCGACCAAAATTTTGGCCGCAGCAGGTTTTATGATGTAACCAGCAGTGCCTGGCATGCTGGCCTGTCGATATTCACACGCTGCGGCCTCACCTGACGGAGATGTCAAGTAGTCCC